AGAAGGTATGCAACTGAAGTGGTAGTCTTACCAACCTGACGAGGACACTTGGTGATTGAGAATCTGTTTTCGTGGTAGGTGCGGATCATTTCCTTTTGAAATGGCCACATCTTAAACTTCATCAGACCTTCGTCAACGTTAACAATCGTAACATAGTTCTCTGCAAAATAAATTGGATCTAATGAACACTTTCTATATTCTTCGATTGTCTCTTTGGTCCATTCAACTTTGACGCCAACTTTTTTTAGTAGAGGATTATCCCTATACGAATCTTTGGCATCTAATGAATAATCGTCATCATCATCAATCATTCTTTACCTTTGAGTAACTTATTGAGTTCTGCGGTAGAACCAACAAATATTGCTTTATCAATTTTTGTTTCACCACTTTGTTGTTTACCATCCATGGTACGCATTTGTTTTTGTATATTTAATAATTCTTTGTTGGCGTCTACCACATTTTTCATCAATGTGGCATAAACTTCAAATGCTCTTGGATGTTGACCTGCACTGGCAATCTGACGCAACTCTTCCATCGCATCTTTGCCGTTATCTATTAAGTCTTGTAGGTTAGATTTTGTTTGTTCATAGGCATCGACCAGGTCATTCTTTAGGTCTGGACCATCTACTGATGTGTCTTTAATAACCGGCACCAATGGTTTTGACTCCTGTTCAACAGGAGTAACATCAAAAAGTTTTTCCATATTTTTATCAAAGGTATTCATATTCGTAATTAAAGTGTGATACTTCCAGATTGATTAAAAGTATATATTCTGTAACCACCTGTAACTGTGACAGTCGCATTGGTTGAGGACGTAGCCGCAGGAAATGTAACGGGATATCTTATAATGACAACACCTGAACCACCGTTTCCACCTGACAAATTTCCACTGCCGCCACCGCCGCCATTTCCTGAGTTTGCTGCGCCGTCAGCTCCAACGGCAACATTATCTGAGCTGTGTCCACCGTTTCCGCCCGTTGCGTATGTTACCGAAGATCCTGAAATACTAGAAGAATATCCTGTGCCTCCGGTTGCTCCGGGTCCACTGCTAGTGGGTGAATTTTGTCCAACACTTGTTGCACCGCCACCACCTGCGCCAGGACGTAAACCTGAAGTGCCTGTGCCACCATTAAAACCTTGACCAGGTGTACCTTCACCAACATTTGTTGGTGTACCGGATCCACTGCCGCCACCTGAACCGCCGCTTCCACCAGAATAAGACCAAGTTGTTGAAGCGTTACCACCACCTCGGCCACCACCTATTGCAGTTTGACTAAAAGAAGTACTTGATATAGATGAGTTAGTTCCGTTTGTTGAATTTGAACCACCCAATACTTGTTTTCCGCCGCCTGTTCCGACTGTGACAGTATTCAAAGTTCCTAAAGTTAATGTGAATTGACCACTCAATAAACCACCGGCGCCACCGCCGCCGCCACGATTGCCACCTCCGCCGCCGCCACCAGCAACTATCAAATAATCTGCTGTGAGACTATTGAATACACTAACCATGTTCACACCACTTATATTAATTCCAGAAATTATCATATTATGCGTCACTCATTATGTCAATCCGTATCCACTAATATACCATGTAGTGTCAGCAACCTTAACAGCGGTTGCCATTCCGTAGGCAGCAAGAGTTCTAGAACCAGTAGTTCCTGTTCCACCAAGATACATAGTGTCACTGGTAATTGCGATAGTAACAGTAGTCGCATTTGGACCAGCGATAAATCCAATAGTAGTTCCAATTGGATATGCCACAGAAGCATTCGCTGGAATAGTTATTGTTTGACCATCTGTCGTCACATAAATGTGTTTACCAGCATCACCGATTGCTAGAGTAGCAGTAGTGGATGTTGCGCTTTGTGGGATACCAAGATAACCAGCACTAGATGCAGTACTTGACAATGTTGCAGTTGCAACGTTTGTTGTCAAATAACCATCTGTGATTGAAACATCACCAGTAATTGTGCCGCCTGATGCCACATTCAATGAAGTGTTTGCTCTTGCGTATGCAGAATTGGCATATGTACTTGCTGCTAGTGCATTAGTCGTGGCTGTATTTGCCTGTGTGTATGCTGAGTTGGCATATGAACCTGCTGTTACGGCTTTAGAATCTGCTGTCGATGCATCTGATGTGGATGTATTGGCTTGACTGTATGCTGAGTTTGCATATGTTGATGCAGCCAATGCATTTGTAGTTGCAGTATTTGCCTGTAAGAAACCAGAATTTGCGGTTGTTCTTGCTGTGTTATCAGTAGCGTAACCTGTAAATGCAGTGTATTGTCTGGTTGTATCTGGGAATAGAACATTGGTTTGGTAGAAACCCCAGTTCTTTGACACTGGTGTATTATCTTCCAAACGGAATGCAATACCAGAACCATTTCTGTCAAACAATATGGTAGAGTTATTACCGGAAGTACTGTTTGCAGATTCTATTGAGAATTGTCCATAAGATGTTAAACCTGACGAGTTTAAACGTAAGTCTGTTGTGTTGTTATAATCTAATGAAAGAATACCAGAATCATTTAATTTCAGAGAGTATGATGAATTTGCAATACCTGTTGGTGTTGTATTCGCAGCATTAAATGCGGATTGTGCAAGTGTAGCTGCTGTATTTGCCTGAGTGTACGCACTATTAGCATATGAACCTGCCGACACTGCCTTAGAATCTGCTGTTTCGGCATTAGTAGTTGCTGTGTTTGCTTGGTTAAATGCAGAGTTAGCATAAGAACCTGCCGTTACTGCTTTACTGTCTGCTGTTGCTGCGTTTGTTGTTGCAGTATTTGACTGATTGAAGGCACCGTTCGCATACAACGCAGCAGAGTTTGCAACATGACTTGGAGTATTGGCCTGCAAGAAGGCAGCATTAGCATAAGATCCAGTTGTGTTTTGACTTTGATACGCAGAATTTGCATGAATAAAACCTGCTGTTGAAGTATTTGTTACGTTTGTAATGTTTGTATTTTGTGTAACATCTACACCTTGCAACAATGTAATGTTCGTTGCGTTTGTATTTGCCGTTGTTCTTGCATAAGGATCAACTTGTGTGTCCGAAATAATTGTATTTGCAAAATTAAATGCGGCTTGTGCTAATGTGGTACCTGTATTTGCTTGGTTGTAAGCACTATTAGCTTGTAAGAAAGCCGAGTTTGATTGTGTAAAAGCACCGTTGGCTTGCAAGAAAGATGAGTTTGCCTTGGTGTAAGCACCTTGTGGAAAATCAGTATCCGCCACAGAATTATAAAGTTCTGTAAAATTGGCATTTGTTTTAGTGAACGCTGCTCGCAACGTATCTCCGGTGCCATCGTTTGCTACTGAACCAGTATTGATTACTTGTTTTGCCATTTTAATTACTTTCTGTTATTTTTACTGATGGTGTGTTTGTTTTATCTGTTGTTAAACTGGAACTATCCACACTAAATTCTGTATCATCTATTTTTACCACAGGTGCTGTATTCGCATATGCATCTATTTGTGCATACTTGTCAGCTGTTACATTATAAGAAGTGAAACGGTAGTTTGCACTTGTCTTTAAACCATATACTGGTTGCGTAGAAACAAAATCACCATTAATATTAGTCAGAGTCAATGTATTATTTGCCCAACCAGAAACTCTGGCTGATGCTGTTGCATTGTGTACATCATAACCTTGATATACCAATTCATTTAATTGATAATCACCTGCACCTGATGCAACATCCATATTGAAACGAACAACATCATTTTCATCAATTTTATTATATATTGATGTGATAGAATGTGTGATGATATTTGTATCTGAGGTTGGACCATACACAAAACCTTTAACGGTAAAGTTTAGTGTCCAAATAATAATACGTGGATCAGATTCTCTGTTGCCTTCATATTGAGTATCGTGTACCGCACTATTAAGAATAACAGGAATCTCTTTTATGATTCCCATCTCAGGAATCAAATTCAATTTGATTGTGTAATCTGGTGTGAAGTATGGTAAGATGTGTTCAATGACTTGTGTACCATCCTCAATATTTCTGACATACAAATATAGGTTGAAATCAAAATTGTATGGTACCGGATTGTATTGACCTTTTACACCAGTGGCAGTTTGTGCATAGTTTCTGATGTTTGTGTTTTGTTTTCTAGAAGGATCATATGTTAGGCCTACCATTTCAAAAGACATTCTAGGTAAAGTCATTTGAACTTTTTTGTCCAAATTGTAATCTTCTTCCAATCTCAACACATAGTGTTCTTTAGGTGCATATGTGATAGGTACGATAAATCTTTCTGATTCTGAGTTATCTGGATTGTACCTGACCATGGTAATCTCATTGAATAGATTACCAAAACCTACAACCATTTTACGAATGATGCGATTATAGAATGTATTTGCCATTAAATGTCACCAAATGGGTTAGTTTCACTGAAATCC